TAATTAAACTTCTTATTATCTCGGTTTCTGTAGAATTTCTTCTTACCTATAAGCTCTTTAATGTCTTTATCTAAGTCTTTCATATCTTAGTTTTTAGTTTAAAATAGGTGGAGGAATCCCACTCCCCCCACGCTGACTTTTAAATCCCGATTGGAATTTGGTTTGATAACACTCACGCAGTTATCTCTCGTAATAGTCAGGAAGGCAGGAGTCGAACCTGCAAGGTACGAGTGTGTAACCCGTGTGTTTACCAATTTCACCACTTCCTGATGTGCCTCCCCAGGCGAACTATGTTTTCAATTATTCACTAAAGCAAACATTGTTAAGGAGAGGACTTGAATGCAGCGTTCAAGTGGCTTGCTCTCTTTAATCTTCAAACCTTTTGTTTGTAAGCCCGTGTGTAGAAATTGGCGTTACTCCTATAATTTTAATCTCACATCCTAAAGCTTTTGTATACCCATCAAGTAACCTAGCATGTAAATTGCTATTATACTTAGGGTTTTTTAAAACTTCTAATGTATTTCCTATACATACATGTCTTTCAGTTTTGTTTTTGAATTTATTATCTAACAAAACTTTCTCGCCTTTTCTTTTTCCATAAGGAGTTACTGTGTATGTAATTTCATTAAAGTGAATTTCCATGTTATGCATAGCTTATCTCTTTAATACTATTTAACTTCGCTGTAAGTTCTCTATTAATAGATAGCAACCTCATACACTCAGCTTTTAGTTCGTCTTTAGATTTACCTACTATTTCTTGCACGACTCCATACCTTTCATATACACATATGTCTGTAAGCTCTCTATGTAAAAGCATGTAATCTGCTATGTTACATAGAATGTTTTCATAGTTGCTTTTATAGTGCAGTATGGTTGCATGATTCTTTCTGAAAATATTACCTACTACTCTTAGTGGTAAATTTCTAAACTGCTCACATACAACCATAGCTATAACTGTATTCACATCTATTAACTTTCTTCGCCGTGTATTAATATCTTTTGTTTGTATAGAAAATTTAGAATAAGCAGTCTTTACCATAGACTTTATACAAGTCTTTATTAAAGGTTCTGCTACATGCTTATCAATTTCTATAAAAGCTATTGCCCATGGCATGTCTAATCTCTGGCTCATAATACGTCATCAAATTTAATTTCTAAAAAATTGTCTTTAGCAAAAATTGGACATATATTATATATAGCATATGCAATTTTTTTAGTTTCTTCGTGTGCTATATCTCTCTCTTCTTGAGTAGAGTCTGTTCCTAGGCTTGAGTGAATGGTAGAGTTCTTTCCTAGTAATTTATCTATCTTTGCTCTTACCTTTTTATTAGTACCATAATTAGATACTATTTTATCTGTCTGCATAATCTCCTGATTTAATTAATACTCCTTGTTTTTTGTTAAAATAAACCCAAGCTTGATGCTCTTCCCCAAGTATGTTAACATCAACTACCTTTCTAGTATACCATTTAGGATGACCCTCTAAAATATCTAGTATATCAAACGTAGTTTCATCAACAATATATAGCTCACCTGTGATTTTACTCACCTGTTCATTCTCAACTAAAAAAGGTATGCCATGACTATACATAGCATATTCCTTTTTAGTTAAACCTGAACCAACTCTATATGTTGGTTTCATTATAAAATGATTACTAAATCCTTTCCTTAGCGTACCATAAACAAAGACTTTCTCCATTATATAGTTACTATTTGATTGAAGGCTGCATACATAAGGTCTTCATGTTTAGTTTCTTTAAATGCTTTTATATTAGCTATACCAGCCTCTATACATTTCCTTCCATCTTCTAACCCACCCTTAAAGTCTACTATTAAAACATCATACGGTGCTTTCTTTTCTATAAATACAAAGTAGAATGTCTTAAACTCTTCTTTAGATTCTAAATAGAAAGCAGCTTGTATGTGATATAAATACTTCTTAATAGATTCAACGATGTCTAGTGTTTTAATGCTTGCGCATGTCTTAATGTCCACTATGTAATCATCTTTAAAATAATCAACCTTTGCTTTACACTTAACATCTTGGTGTTTAAATAATAAAATCTCTTCTCGGTTACCTTCTCCAGGAACTATAAGTTTTGAATAAGTAGGATGAGCATTAAGACTTTCTTGCATATTGTATAGCATATTCTCATACTTTCCTGGCACATGATTTGGAATGTCTTTGTTTTCCTCTTTCCACTCTGCTATATATGCTTTCCCTGCTTTCGTTCTTCTATCCATTGCTGGTTCAAACGCAAACAACTTATCAAAGGTATCAGGCTCTAACATCATAGCATGAAAAGCTGACCCTACAAGGAACGCCTCGCTTTCTATGGGATTAGCCATAGCATAATCAAAGTGCTTTTTGCTTCCCTCTAAGGCCCGCTTTATCATACTGCTTGATATATACTCTGTATCTTGAAAGTAATTATCGTCTGTTATTATATCGTTATTAGTTAAGCTCATCTTTCGTTTCTTTAATTGTGAGTGTTTCTACTTCTTTTAATACCTCTTTTCTTCTTTCTTCCCATAGCTCTTCGTCGCTATAAGTGTTAAGCATTTGATTAACCATACCTTCTACTTCTTCGTGTATATCACTGTAATAAACTAAAGCATCATCAGTGAATCCTTTGTCTTCGTTATTTTTAACAAGGAAAGTATCATCACCAAATTTTGCCTTTACAATTGTAGTAGTAGTTTCGTGCAAGTATTCTAAATACATTGCATTATATATATAGTTCTTCTTGTTATCCATTTTATAAGATTTTAATAATTACTCCTGGGTTTTCCTTGTCTACATGGTATCCACTAAAATGTGGTACTATGATGTCGCAGTTATCATCTTCAATCCACCCCCACTTAACCATAAGGTCTTGTACTGTTTGAGCTGGATTTATATAATCAAACTTACGTTTACTACTGCGAATAAAATACATGTCTATATGTATCGGATAAGAGGGTTCGATTCCCGCCTGGGTATTAAGTAGTGTATCGAACTCTTCTTTACCGTGTATATAGTCCTTCTTTGAATTCTTAATGTAGTTTCTTGTTGTCTTGCTGTGTATCAGCATCTTACCTGTCCATTGCTTACTGTTCTTGCTAGACGGTACATTTAATGGTATAAATATTCCTTTCATATTTCGTTTGGGTCTGGTATGTAAATAGATAACTCCATGCTGGCAAATATTTTAATCTTATCTATGTAGTCTATGAACTCTTTATTACCTAAGTCTGTAGTACTTCTAGATATTTTTACCCACTCTGTTCCTATCTTTTCTTTTTTGTATAGGAACTTAGCCTTTAGCACTTCGTGCATTTCTTCTTTGCTATATCCGAGTTCGTCTCCCAATATAGAGACAACAACTTTCCAATAGTATTGGTTCAATGCTCCACTTCTTTTTGGTATATGTTTATATACTTCAACTATGACGCTAGTATCATCCAGCCTTTTAAGCTGGCTTTCTAATTTTTTAGGATTAGTATATATAAACTTACCGTTAATAATCTTTGCTAAGTGTTTCATAATAAAAATGGTAGTAACCTATCGGGTCTCATTGAAAGCAGGGGAATGAGAAAAAACCTCTACTAGGACAAGTCCCTAGGTTACTACCTTTTATATATTAGAATGGCATACTATCTGATGCGATACTTGTACTTGATTCAGTACCTGCCATTTGCATAGCGTCATTATATGCTTTCAAGTCTTCAGAACTCAATTTCTTATTCCAAGAAGGGTCAAACACTACATCTTTATCTACAGTAGTAGAAAATTTATAGTCTGCTATTGATTTAATAACAGGCATTCCTTCTGAGTCTGTAGTCCAGTATTCTCTTTGAGCAAACACAGCCTGAACTGTTCCTCCTACAGCTTGCATACAAGCTTTATTGTTGTCGCTGAAGTCTTTTACACCTGCAGATACTAGAAGTTCTTTAAGCATTTTTGCTTTGTAGTCAGCTGCCTTCTCTGTTTGTCCATCTCTATCCCCGTATATACGAGCCTTGCCTTGAGCTCCAGTGCCTGTTTCCATATGGAATTCCAGGTAAGGAGTATTAGCAGATGGATTGGTTTTAGTAGAAGATTCTAATTTAGTAATCTTTACTTTGTGTACACCGAATGTGATGTAATTGTTTCGTGTAGATAGCTCTACATCTTTTAGGTTTTTAAACATCTTTCTTTTTTTTATGTTTATGAATAATACTTGTCGCACTTTTCTATTACCTGTGCAAGGTCATTGTCTATGTATAAGTCTTCAAACATTCCCATAGGGCTCTTAGCTGAGTCCTTTCCTTGAGATTGTGTTCTAAATCTATACTGTGCTTGTTGGTCACTGTAATGATTATCCGTAAATAAGCATAACACAAACTCTTTCTCTACTCTTTTCTTCCATCTGTTACCATCGACAGCTACAAATCTCTCTTGTACTCCGTCCTCTCCGTCGTAAGCACCGTCTATAGCTAAGAAGACTACATTCTTTTCTGTATTCTTACTCATGTTTAATATATTATCTACTTCTTTATTGTAGAATGACCATACATCAAAGCCTTTAAATCTAATGTCAGCTTCTCTATATATCATTTCTATTAAAGATGTAAATGATTCTATCACGATAGTATCAATAGCCTTAGATTCTACTGCTTTTTTAAATGCAGCCTTGTATGTACTAAGGTCAGGGATGTGTACGTTCTTAAACTTTTTAGCATCTCTGAATGGTAATTGTTTACGCTCTGTATTTAATACAGCTGTTGTCTCTGGATTGAGATTCCTAAGGGATGATGACTTACCTGAGCCACTCTTTCCCACTACAATAATGTTTGGTTTCATTTCTTGGTTGGTAGTTTAATTATTTGTTCAATTTTTAACTTGTCTGGTTTCTTGTAGGTTTTACGTTTAGAGGTAACGAATTTAAAAAACCCTCGTAAGAGGATGTTTTGTTTTTTTATTATTAAAGATTTAATTTGATTGAACGTTGATGATATAGTTTTTTCAACAACCACTACAGGAATGTTTAAATCTTTCGCTACCTTCTTACATATTTCTTTATCTATCAAACTTCTGATAATTTGTATCTAAATTCTGTTCTTCAAATCTAGTTAAATTACTATTAAAATGCAAGAAAATGTTACCAATTCCTACATTCCTTCCCTTTGCAAATATAATTTCTGCTAACCCAGATACATTATTTCCGTTTTCATCAGCAGTAAAGCCATAGTATTCTGGTCTATAGACTAATACAACTGTATCAGCAGCTTGTTCTATTTCACCTGACTCTCTTAAATCTCCTAATGTTGGTCTACATCCTGGTCTTTTTTCTACACCTCTAGATAATTGTGATAATGCTATAACACAAATATCTAATTCTTTAGCAATATTCTTTAAACTTCTAGCGATTTGTGACACTTCTTGCTCACGGCTTCTTCCCTTTGTGAAGTTATTAACCAGCTGAAGGTAGTCAATCATAACAAGTTTTACCTTCTTACTTATTACATATCGCCTAATTCTATTTAGTAAATATCTTAAGCTGGTGTTATTGCATTCATCTATATATAGTGGTATTTTTTCTATACCTCCTATACTTTTATGCAGTATAGACCATTCGTCCTTTGATAAAGAGCCCGAAGAAATAGTTTTATTATATATGCTAGAGTCAGAACTTACTAATCTTGTTATAAGCTGGCTCACTGACATCTCGTAAGAGAATATAACAGACGGTACATCTGCTTTAGCAGCATTATGAGCCATTATAAGAGCTAAACTAGTCTTACCCATAGATGAAGCACCACCGACTATTATAAGGTCTTGATTTTTCCATCCATTTGAATGGTCGTCAATACTTTTAAAGCCACTTGTTACTCCAGTTAATCCTGATTTAGTAGAATTAATTTCTACTTCTTCGACAAAAGATTTGATTTGCTTTTGTAAGTTGGGTAAATCCTGTACATTGTTTTCGTTAATAGCTGTTAACGACTCTATTGCTCCTGCTATTGCGTCTTCTACGCTCCCTTCTTTCTTTGTAACAACTTCATGTAACTGATTTACTATAACACCTAAGCTATTAGATTTGTTTAAGCTTATTAATTGATTAACAACATTAACAAAATCGTAACTCCAGGTATCCATAGAATAAAGTACGCTTATTTGATACGTACAGTCTATTCCTGTATCCTTCCTAAGCTCACTCACTAAAGACACTATATCAACTGACTTTCCTTGCTGAAAATAACTGTCTATAATATTAAAAGCTTGTTTATGAAAGTTAACTTCAAACAATAACGGGCTTAAGAGGTTGAAGTGTTCATAATAGTTTTCTTTTTTACTTAATAGCTTAGATAAAACTATTTCTTCTAATTCCTCTCTTTTTGTCATCTTCCTAGGTTTACTATTTTAGTTTGATTAATATCAGGTACTTCGTTATCCCACTCTTCATTTTTAAGCCATCTTTCTAAATGCTTAAATTGTGGATAGAAATTATTACCACGGTCCATAAAGTCTTTATACTTCATCTGGTTAGTTAAACTGTTGTATATAAACTTAAACATCTCTTCGTCTATTTTAAGGCTAAGAAAGATTTCTTTACTCTTCTTCTTACCTATCTTTATAGGATAGAGAGACCATAGTTTATCAAACCAGTCCTCTCTTGTGTTTTTGAGCTCTCGTTTACCGTTTATTGCTTCTTTACCTTTAGATGTAATACCATACTCAGAGGTTAATAGTTTTCTAAATATTAGTGCATCGTATATATCTTGTAAGTAAGGAGCGTCTATACCTACCTTATTCATTAATCCATCATGAAAAGGTGCTTCGCTGTATGCATAGTGATAGTGAAGCACCAACACCTCAACGACAGTCAAGGAGTCAGTACTTTTAAACACTTTACTATACAACTTAATAATTAAGTCGTTCATTTGTTTTAATTTAAGGATATGTTATTACTTTGCATGTTTTTAACTATTTGGGACAACCCTTTCTTTACAAAATCATTAGAGTTACCTATAAGCATCTCGTATTCTGGAGACCAGTTAGTATATT